CTAGGCGCTTTGCCAAATTGTCAGCGCGCCGGTTAATTCCTGTGCTGCTAGTGTAAATCGTTTTGATTCCGGTAGATGCCAGGTAGTTAATTATTTCTCTGCACAAATCGCGTGATTTTAAAGCGCTGGCCCTTGGGCACATCAAATGCACTTCCGCTTCTGTTTCGTTCGTGTAAATAAGGGCGCACAGAATGTAATCGTCTTGCTCAATCGCCAAAAACTTACACGGGTCAATATCGGAAACATTAAGGCCCGTATAACTAGCAATGTGCTCATCCAGGCACCTTACAATATCTGCCTGAGTCGCTTGCCGGATCACGGCGCCAACTGCTTTGCCGTGCGCTCTGCAGCTAAAAGCGCGTTTAATTGTGTTACTGCCGCGTTCAAATCTGTTTTTAGCTGATTAATTAGCGTTTTGTGCTGGTTAAGCATAGCTACCCATGTCGCGGCGTCGGCTTGCGTGTACACCATGCCTGCAGCATTGGGGCTAAGTGTTGCGTTCACCGCGCTAGGTACTGCATCCGCAACCGACGCAGCCAGCAACACGGCGCCACCTGTTATGGCTGTTGGGTAGTCTTGGGTGCCAACAATATTACCCAAAACCCCGTGCGTATCGCGATCAATGACGTGCGCATCGAAGTCGGCGCGGTTGTCGTCAATATCAGTCTCTGCTTCAAGGATTCTTAGTCCAAGGTCAAGCAACGAGGCCTCGTTTGCCGTCACCCTAACGTCAAGCGCGTCAATATCGCCCTCGGCCACATCCACACGATCAGTCAGCTCAACCAGGCCGTTTTCTAATGCCGTAATGCGGTCGGAATCTTTGCCTATGTCGCGCTTAATCGCTGAATAATCCCGCACGAACTGCGAGGCAAAAGCAGCAGGCAGCCCGGATAATTTAAACATCTGGGCGATGTCAGTCTCGCTGACGTAATATTGATTGCTGGCCCTATCTGCCATCGTGAGTAATCACCAAGCCACAAACATTAATTTTGTCTTTATTCAAAGCGCGGAATTTGAATGCTATATTTTTTCGAACGCGGCCCAGCCGCCGAACGATGTAGCGCAATGAATAATCCAGCGTCATAGCGATATATTTAGTCCATTCCATGCTGTGTGAAATGCCGTTGTGCGTAGTGCTTACAAATACCGCTGTATCGGTGCTGCCAAATCCGCTAACGGTCTCTAGTTCTAGCTCCATGATGCTTAGCGATTCCATGGGGACTAATGGCGTTGCCCACTGGCTGGTGACAGATTCACCGTACTGGGAGGCGGTTGTTTTGTCCAGTTTGCCAATGTTTGGGCCTAGTTTGTCGCCGTAGTGCCAGCCATTCAAGTTCGGATCGTAAACGCCATTTGACGCACGCCAAGCTGTATCATTGCTTCTTAATTCGCACCACGCCACGTCCTTTCCCAAAGCCTCAGCAACTCCGATGTTAAATGCAAACGTGTGGCCGGGTAGCTGCAAAATAAGGATTTTATCTTGCTGGTCAATTCGCGATTCTAGCCAAGCATCCCCTAATTCTGCTTCGGTGTAGGTGGCAATAACGCTGTCTATTTCACGAGTGGAAATGCTCACGGCATTACCTGCGCCCAAGGCGTAAACGCTAACGGCCTCGCCCTTTTCGCCGCCCAGCAAATATATTCCGCCTTTAATCTCAATCCATCCGCCGGTTGAAACTATGCCGCAATTCACCGCTTTTTGGTTTATGTGGGAGAATGCAAAATTCTCATTGGCCTGGTTGATAAAATACTCAGTTGTATAACGGTTAAAAACTATTAATAAATTATCCTGAGTGCGGCCTATAGCCTTGGTTTTATCAGGGCTAATTTCTGACGTGGCGAATTTCAGAGGGTTAATACTTGTCTCGCTGGTTGTGTCGGTGTGGTAAATGTATTCGCCGTCTGTCAGCAGGTAATATTGGTCTATCCAACAAATATCAATTGGACTGCCGAAATCTGGGTCTGTCATTTGCGTTAATGTCGTTCCGTCATAGCGATAAGCGAACCCACCTGAAACAGTCATTGTGGAGCTAAAAGAATATGCGGCCCGCGATCTGCCAGCCCCGAGAACGTCACCAATCACGGTTACGCCAGCGCCGGTTATCTCAATTAGCTTTTGCCCGGACACCCGAAAAGAGCGGCCCCAGCGCTCGTTATACAAAGCCCCACGGTCAACTCCCTGCCCAGTGCGCGCAAGGGTTAAGCCATCGTGCGATAACAGATAACCTGCAGCACCTTTAATTTCTTTGACGACGGCAACCATGTTGATTGGTATAGAATCGCCATAGTCGCCCAAGTCATTAACCCGGTCGCCGCGTATTATTGGGAGCTGAATAGTGCCCATTAGTTGCCCGCCGCTATGCCGTCGATAACATTGAAATACACATAGCGGTTGCGGATCGTTCCTAGCGTGCCGGTCACGCGAATTTTTGCTTTGTACTGGCCTGTTACGGTCGGGGTTATTTGGAACTCTACGACGTTCCCGCTTAAGGAACCAGATCCAAGTGTAAGTTCGGGGTCTTTCGTAACCGCGCTGCCTGATAAGGTTTCGCCAGGCTGCAGGTAATCGCTAAAGTCCTCGCTGATAAATACCAGATCATCAAGGCCGATTGTCTTAGCTGCAGGATTTACAGGCTCAACACCGGGGAACCGGTCACCATAATAAACAAAACGGTTATTGCCTCGGCCCATGGGCATTCCCCTGGGAGGCGTTAATTCTGGAATAGTGGCCAGGCGGTTAAGCATCAATGACCAAGCCGCTGCCAATTTAGGCCGGTCAATATCTTTGGCGTACGTCCATTTGGCCTCATCAGCCAATTTTAGCTGAATGGCCTTGTTGAATTCTTCGGGGATTCCAGATTCGGTGTTAGGGTCTGGCGTATCCTCAAAAATATAGGGAATAGGCAAGCGCTGGCTGCGCATTAAATCCTCAAGCGCTTCAAGCCCGATTTCAATATCTTCGGGAGAAGGGCCAGCGGTTAACCCGCTGACTCTCAACTCACGGAATGCAGCATTAATCAGCTGTATTTTCGTCTTCATCTTCGGGCGCGCCTACGTCGGTTTCGTCCTCAGATTCTACTACTTCTGCAGTTTTTTCGCCTGCTTTAGCGCGGGCTTTCTTGGGCTTTGGCGGCGCGTGCAGCTCGTCTACGGTGTCGAATTGGTCTCCCTGGGCGAGCAGGGCCAGGCGCTCTTCATTGCTCTCAACCGATACGATAGTGCAGTCAAGCTCTAATTCTGGATCGTTAACACTGGGCACAATATGCTTGCGGCCTTTTTTGTACAAATGAATCGCCATAATTTCACCTAAAAAAATGGGGGCGCGAAGCCCCCTGAGTCAAAACGGATTAGAACTTGATCGCGCGACCGTTAGCGCCTGGGTTGGCGTTGTTCACCCCGTACCAGATTAAACAACGCATAGTAGCGCTGAATTTAACGATGTCGGAATCATATAGCATGCACAACTGCAGGTCGGTGCCAGGAATGTTTTTCTGGAACGTCATTTGGCCGCCCTGCTTGAACAGGCTAAGGTCAACTTCACCGGAAATAATCTCGATGGAGTCGCCGTGCATGAACAGGCTGGGGGTTGTGCTCGCGTCGGTGTTAACGCGGGTTACAGTAGCGCCGTTTAAGATTTGGGTATTGATATTGGCGTAGGACTTTTCGGTAAGGTTTAACGCTGCATCACTTAAAGCGATTGGGCGCGGCCATACTTCAATGCTGGTGCCGTTGGGGATGTTAACGATGGTAGCTGTGAATGCATCATTGGTGACGGTTTTATCCGCAAAACCAAGAGCTTTTACGGTGGTGGCGCCATTGCTGAATGTCACAGAGTCGCCAACCGCGAACGCGGCAGAGGCAGCAACAGGGATCACCGCGCCCCGGTAGTCGTTGTTGGTTACTACGCCGGTAGCCTGGTTCACAGTGCCACCAAGGGGGGCGAATGACTGGTTGCCGGTAACTGTAGTTGAGGCAGCGCCACCAAGCAGCAAGCCGATTGAGCTTGAGCTGTAGATATCGAACTCGGCTACGTTCTTGCCAATTTGCCCAGTGTTCCATGCAGCGTCAGGACGGCCCTGCAAAGTTTGGCGGGCGGCCAAATCGGTTGCGTATAACAACTGGTGATCATCGCACAGGATGAAATTGCGCTTGCCCTTGGCGATTTGGCGCTTGTTCATGATGTTTTGGGCCTTGCCGATAAAGCCTAAGCCACTGGTGCTGTTGTCGCGGTAAGTAAGGCCGCCAGTGTTTTTAATCAGATTAGCGATAGCTTGGTTTAAGTTGGTTGCACGCTGAATTGCAGCCTCACGGCCACGGTCTTCAAAATATGAAGAGTCGCGGATGTCGGTGACCGATAATTCAACCAAGTCGTTATCAGGTGTGCCAAGGGTAGCTTGGTACATTTGCTGAATAACGCCTTGTTGTTGTCCGGTTAAGTCGGTGCCCGCAATGGATGCTGAGCGCTGACGAACAGGGCGCCAGATGCTATTGCCAGCGTTTTGTAATGAAGATTTATCGACGCGAACTGATTTGCACAGCTCAATCAAAGAAGTTTGTTCTTTGAAGGTGTCAATGAAAGTTTCGGCCATGATTTCAACGGCCTTACCTGATGTTAATGTAGCCATAATATTTTACCTACCATTTAGAAGTATTTATGCCCTTAGCCCTGGCCGCCATTTTTATGTCGAAGGCTTTTTCAGCATCGCCAGAAGCGTGTGCCTTTTCGTATGCCTTCTGCTCGGCACCAAAACTTGATGCTTTGCCGACCAATGGGGTGTCGGGTTTGGGGGCTGGAGTGGGTCTAACTACAGGCTTAGACTCGAACCTATCCCGCAAAGAAACTAAAACGCCAAAGGCTTTTAAACCGCTTTTTCGTTTGTCGCTCTTTAACGCATCCTCGAATGCCTGCATTGCTGCTGCGTTTGTGCCCAGGTGAAAAATAACCTTTTCGGAACCTTTGCCCAGGTCAGCAATAAACGTATCAATTACGGCTTTTCCCATGCCTGGGAAATTCGCATCTAAACGATTTAACACTGTGGCCTCAGCGGTTTTGAATCTGTCCTCGGTTATTTTTCCCGTGCCAATCAATTCAGCGGCGCGTTCATAGTGTTTATCAATTTCAGCCGACACATACTCTGCAGCCTGCGCCTGCTCCTGCTGTGCCTGAGCCTTACGGGCCTCAGCCGCTTGTAATTTAAGAGCGTTGCGGGCGTTTACTTCGGCAATGTATCGAGGGTATTGACTCGGGTCGCCTTGGAATTCCCATATTTCAACAGCTATTTCAAGGTCATCCACTTGCGGTAATGCTTGCGCCTGGCCTTGCTGTAGTTGTTTTTCTAGCTCCGCAATTCGAGCGTCACGCTGGCTTAACTCTGTGGCCGCCTTTTCTTTCAAGCGGTTTTTTACATCCAGGTGTTTTGCCAGTGGCACTAAGTCATTTTTTTGTGTTTCTTCATCGTCGGGCTTTTGCCAGTCCTCCAGTTCTTCCAGCGGTTCCCCGCCTTCTGCTTCTGGGTTTGCTTCTGTATCGCCTTCTGGGCCTTCACCCTCCAGCAATTCTTCTTCAATTTCAGGTTCTGGCTGCGGCTGATTACCGGCTTGCGCCGCTTCCTCTGCCTCTACAATTGCTCTCAAGTCTGACAATGATTGTTCTGGGGGCATAGATTCTCTCGCTATGAACGATAAACCCGGAAAACCTCCGGTAGGCTTGCGTGAGCCGCCGCCGCGTAGTGTTATTTTATAACGTATTGCAATACGTGAACCGCCGTGTTTAAATCGAGATTCCGAACAGATGGGATAGATCGGAACATGAGCAACGAAACAGACCCAAGAGCTGTAGCGGTGGCGCTACTGAAAAAGATGAACCTTTGCCAGGTGGACGGCCTTGGCGTTATTACCCCGCCTGCGCTTATTGATACCGACACGCTGATTCCGCTAATGGAGGTACTTGTGGAAGCTGGCAGGGCCAAGATGTACACGCTTAACGTGGGGGATTTATGAGCGACCGATTAAGAGAAATGCTTTCAAAGTGCTTTATAACCGCCAACAGCACGCCAGAAGGTAAATACTTTGTGCAAATCAACATGCCAACGCTGCACGAAATGCACGAGCTGCACAGGGAAATTGTTTCGCCTGGGACAAGCAGAAAACAGAAGCTAGAGCAAGCGCCAAGGCCAATACCTGCGGCTGAGTTTAGGGCGGCTTTTGAGCCTGAACGGCAGCCCTATAACGAACTATTAGATGAACTGACGGCTGAGTTTAAAGCAGGATTTGCAGAAGACTACCGAAAAAAGACTGCACCAGTTAATCCTGAGCCAGATTGGCGGCCAATTAGTTTTGCGCCCAGGAATCCAGAAAAGCCAATAAGAGTTCGACTGCAACGCTTTCGTTTTGAAAAACAAATACCAGAAGAAATAACCGTTTGCTTCGGAGAAACTCGATTTAATAATCGACCACTCACCGGATGGCATTACAATGACACTGAAAACCATATTGAACGATGGTATCAGGATGATGATTTTGTCGGCTGGATGGTAATAGATGAGCAATAAACTCACAGCAACGCAATTTAATAAAGACCCTGCGCAGTTTTACCGGGCGGCCTATGATGGCGAGACTGTGACAATATCGCACGGCCATTACGGCCAAGGGCTGTTTGAGCTTACCTACCGAAAGAGGGGGTTTAAGCAGGAAAAGGAGCAGCTAACCGACGAGCAGAAAAACGCGCTCATTATGGATATGACTGGCTTTATTCGAGGGGCAAACACGGGTATAGATTTTAGACTAATCGAAGGCGCTCCAGGGTACATAATGCTAAGCGGCAACGATCCAATATACAGCCATCCGCTTTACCGATGGACTAACTACAAAATGGAAAACGGTCTTGCAAATACGGCTGAAGAGTGCCTGCAGAAGGCTAGGGAGCATGCAAAATGTCAGAGCAAATAGATCCATAAATAGAACACTGGAAGGAAAAAGGCAGGCAAAATAAAGCCCCTTTCGGGGCCTTATCTAGCATGGTTTAGGCTTGGGCTTTTTCTTCACTGCATACCTCCTGCGGTTTTTTGCATGCTATCTATACGCTTTGCAACCAGCTCGGCCTCTCTAAGTGCAAGAGTCGAGTTGGCTTGCTCAGCATCGGAAATAACTTTTATGCGCTGGGTTTCGGCGTTGAATACTGCTACTTGATGATCTAGCTGGGATTTCTCGGCTTGCACTTGAGCCTTCATCTGCTCAGCTTTAGCTAATTCCATATTTGCATCAACAGGCCCCTCGCTCTCCTGGGCCTGGCGAACGATCTCCATCTCTTCCTCACTGTCCGGCTCTTTGATGCCGTCTATCAGAAGCTGTTTAGTAGCATATTTCTTAATATCGCTCAGGCTTGATGAGTCGGACAACTCGAAATATTTGAACATCAACATGCGGAATTCTGGAGTTCCTGGCGGTACGCTTGTTAGCATGGCGCCAAGTTCTTTGCGCTGTTGCTGACGTTGGCTTCCAAACCCTTCGCTTAGCTCTATTCCTACTTCAAAAGCGCCTTTAACTAGGTTATTTAAAACAATGTCCTTGCCAGACACAAAGTCGTAATCTGGCTTGTTTATCTCTATCTCTTCCCGTGTGCCGTCTTTGTTCGTTCCAAGTACTTTGCGCTCAATGCCGTAAACCTCAGGGGCCATGCCCATCCAAACCTCGGCATCGCGGCGCATTGCGTTCTTATAGCCTCGGCGAAATATAATCGAGTTTTCATCGAGCATTGCCCGCAGCTCGCTTACCGCGGTACCAGACAAATCAACGTCACTGATAGAGTTAGGCGCTCCGCTTTGGCTGGACTCGGAAAGGCTTTCGTTAACGACCTGGATGGTTTGAACTAGGGCAGGTGGCAATTGTGGAGGCGGTGACTCAAACACCGGGCCAACAGGCAGAGGCACATCTGAACCCTGCGCATACATGTTGGTTAAACGGTATGGCAGGCTGCTGTCAGCTCCGGTCTGGCTGTATTGCCATTCGTGCCCGGCTATCTGCTCGGGGAAATATGACGGGATAGAACGCGGCGTGCTTGTGGCTATGTCGGCAGCATACGAATACAGGAAGTCCCGCAGCATGGCCGCGTCTTTTGCCGCACGGGTGATCCCCTCATAGTGTTCCACGCCATTCACAAACAGGCGCTCACCATAGCAAGGAATTACTGGGATATTTGGGCCAGCAATAACGGTCTGATCCAAGATTTCTTTATTCGTCCACGTGTATTTTGTGACTTTCCAGACCTCAATGACCTTGGAATCAAAGCGCTTTTTGCCGTCGGCCTTTAGCTGAGCCTCCATGCCTTTCACGTCTTTTTTGTCGTAAGCGAATATTTCCCCGGCTTCATCTTCAAAGAAAATTACTGTGATTTTTTCACGATGCCGGTAATAGCTCTCAACTGCGTAGGCGTCGGCAGATTCATAGATGACTTGGTTCTTTCCGCGCTCAGGCGTAACCCCAAGGCCTCCGCCGTCACCTTCTGAATCGTGCTCGTCGTCTTCCTCGCCTTTGTACTGCTCTATTAACTCTTCTAGGCCTTCTTTCGAGTACCCGGTGACGATGTGGCAGCGCTTGGCGTCGGACTTGTCCTGCAAAACTGCTGAGCAATCGAAGAACACGCGGCTGTTAAACTCATGGATGGGCACCCGCTCCATAATCTGGTTGCGGTCGCCAATGCGGCCCGTTTCCCATTTGTTAACCCAGCGCCAACCGCCGATACCGCAAGGAACCTGCTCCATGGTTGCATTTTCTGACGCTTCTATTGAGATATTACGGCGCGCGTCGGTGCGGTACAGCTTGTCCATCAGGTCGGATAGTTCTGGCCCAGTGTCGCCCAATGGCGTAAAGTCGGCTTGAACTTCCTGTGTGATCAGGTCGCTTATAATTTTACGGCCTGACTTCTTTAGGTTGTCAAACTGCCCTTGGAACTTGAGCGGCAATTGATCGCGCAATTCGTTGTTATAGTGGCTTATCATATAAAAGTACAACAGATTCTGCGCGTTTTGCCGCGTGTCGCTGTTGTGCTCTTTGTCTGCGTTAAAATCTTTCTGCAGCTTCTCTAAATCGATTTCGCTCATTGATTAAACCGCTTGATGGGTTGCGGGGCGCTCTGCGCGGTGTTTACTGATCTGATCGGTGGTATGTCGTCGGTCATGACGACGGAGTCAAACATGTTGGGCGACTTGATACAAAGCGGCGGCTTGCGCATTTCGTCTTTGCTCATGATCTGGATCACCCCTTTTGGCCCGCCTTCTTTAAGCGGTATTTTACACGCTTCTGAGCGCAACACACCCATGGCTTTTATGCTAGAGCTGAAACTAATTAATTTGTCGGGGTCTATGTACTCGTTGAGCGTAACCGCCCGCCAAGTATAGTAAATCCTGTCTCTAATTCCCCATGTGCGCTGGCTTCGGCGGTTTTTGAATGTCATCTTGTTGGTAGATGGGTTGCGGATAGGAACGCCCTTATTCTCCCATGCGTACATTGAATCTGGAGCGTTCACGCCTGAGCTGCCCTTGTACATGTGGATCTGTATTTTCATCCCGGCCAACTGCTGCACAACCTCATTGCGCAACGTATCGCCCATGCCGTCGCAGTCCCATATAAAGTGATCCGCCTTCCAGTGTCGCGCCAAATCTGCCGCCGATTTAACGCAATCGAAAGCGTCACCGGTGGTTAACTCAACGCAGTCTAAAATCACTGAACCCTGGCGAATGGTAATACCCTTGGCATCGCCGCCCCGGTCGCTTGGGTCGAGTGACACAATGATTGCGCCCTTGGGTGAAAACCCCTTCTTGACGTGCGCATCAATGCAGGCGTTGAACCACTCCTGGCTAATAATTGAATTCTCTACCTCATCCATAAATCCCCCCTCCCAGATGTGTTCGTACATTGCAGTTGAAAGGTTTGCAAGATCATGCTGCCGCTCGCCCTCAAGGCCGCTCATGGCAAACCACGGGTTGTCCCAGTAGTTGATCATTATGATTGTGTGCAGATCATCCTCGTAAATGCCGTCTTTGCGCAGAGTGTCCAAATAGGGATTGATAAAGCGCTTCGAGAACGGATCATTCGCGCTCTTTGGGTTAGCAATGAAAAACATCTGCACACCGCTGAAAGCTTCGCCTTTTTCCTCAACCGCTTTCATGATCATCTCAGGTGTGCCAAACATGGCCTTGTTCCGCGCAGTGGGTGTCAGCGTCTTAATTGAACGGTCGCTCAAGTTGTCCGACTCTTCACAGCAGAACACGCCAAAACCGTGCGCCGATTTAACGCTGCTCGGGTTTCGGCTCAACCCCCGGTATTTAATCTCGCCGCCGCTGTCAGAATAAATGGCCTTCTCCTGCACTTCAAAGCCGCTCATATTCAGCCGTCCGATCTCCTCTTCAAGCAGAGAATGCACAGAATCAGCAATCGATTCCTGATATTCACGCATGCACAGCGCTTTAACCCCTTTGTCCCTCACCTTTGCTAAAACTATGTCGTGGGCGCCAACTGACTTTTGAGAACCCCGGCCACCGATAATAATCACAAAACGCTTTGTGCTCATCAGCGCAGGCTCTAAAGCCTCGGAGATATACGCCTCGGGAACCTCGCTAGTTTGTATCCACTCACCAGCCACTTCCTTGCGAGAACGAACCAGCCGACCATCCGCAGCTACTATCCCAAATACAGTAGAGTACCGAACGCCTGAAGCCTGTCTTATAGACTGCTCTAGCGTCGATACCCTACTCAGTAGCTGGCGGGATGCCATTTCAAATCCTAATAATATTCGCCAAGCGCGTCTATTATCGCGTCTGTTGCATACACGCCAGCCGCAGAATGCCCTACGTCGTTAGGGTGTAGGGCGTCAAACCGATACTCTGCCACCCATTTATTATCTCCAGCGCCAGCTGGGTTATAAAAAACGGCGTTTAGGTCAATTACTGGGGCCGGGTATCTTAAAATATCAGACCTAGCCTTTTCACGTACTGAGTCTGAATATGTCTCCATCGGCGTCGGCGTGGAAAATATATATTTAAATCCTTTGTCCCTTCCCGCCGTCATTATCAAAGCAGCTCGATTGTGCCAAATATTCTCGTTTACGCGACCTGCTGGCGGGAATATTCCGCTATCACCGTTTGGACTCCAGGGAGCGTGCAGAACCAATGTAGGATCAATACCGGCTGCAAGCTGCACATTCATGCGGTTGTAATACTGCGCTGGCGTAGCGCCGCCCAGGGACGCTTGGGATATACCGATAAATTTGTTCAGTCGAATAGCCGCGTTTTTAACGGCTTGGAATCCCCACGAGTTAAACATGGCATTGGCCCGGTGCTCGTTGGTTGTTGACTCTGACCCGCCAGCCATTATTGAATCGCCCACAAGCATTACCGTTTTGCCGCCGGAAGCAGTGTGAAATATAAACCCTATCGCGTGGATGTTGTTGTTCTGGGTTGTGGTGGTGAATGCGGCTGGGTTGCTCACACCATCTGCAGCCTGCAGATAACTGAAATAATGGTAAGGGGCCATTTGCTGATTGAGGAACTCATGTCCCGGCACAATTGCGGCACGCACCGGGAATGTGGCGGCACTGTAATACATGCGCGCCATTATTAGCGAGAATTTACCGCCGTCAGTTCTAGGTATTGAGCGAAGATTGATTATATCGCTTACGAGATAAGTTGGAATTGTAACGGTTCCCGCTAATAGTGTGCCGGATGCGTTACCTCCAAACGTCACCGGAACCCAGCCCAACTGAGAAGCAATAGGCGTATTGGTTGCAACAGCGTTGTATTCAACGCCGCCAATTTTCGGAACAATCGGGTTTACCAAATCCTCAGTAACAGCCACAGCAGCACTTGTAACTGTTGTTTGCGGGCCGGGGTTAGGAAATATCAACTGAACTCCAGTGAACCCCTCCGGGGCGCTTGTTGTTATGTGCGCGGTACGTGTGCCGGATGATATTTGCGAAGTGGGTAAAAACGGCAGCCAAGTTACGCTGCTTTTCAGGTTTTCATCTTTTCCAGCAAATGCAAAAATACTCTCCGTGCTGTCGTCATTAACAACACCTACAACACGCTTCCCGTCTCCTCGGATCAGCATTTCCGACTCGAACGCTTCATTTGTGTAGTTCTGAGAATAAACAACCGCCGTCAATGCTTTAACACTCACAGCCATATCGGTGGTAAATGGCCCGAACCTGCCGTAACCGTTAACCACTTCGGGGAATCCTGGGCGTAAATACAATTCTGCGCTTCCGCGCAGGTGTAGAGTTTGCCCCTCTTTCAGTGTGATAGTTGTTGTTGCGCCTGCCGCAATTGTTGCCATGTCTTTACCCTCTATTTATTGTTTAGCGCAGCCTCAAGCTGCTCGATTCGTTTTGCTAACTCGGTTTGCTCCTCGATCGCTATCATTTTGCTGATTGCGTCGATTAGCGTTAATCCTACATCTGCAGGGACTTCGCCGTCTGCTATTGCTTTGTAAACTGCGTCAGCCTTTTGCAGTGGCGTTCCGTCCTTTGGGTAATCAATCTTAATTGGCTCAAGTGTGGACTTGTAAGCGGGGGCGATTCGTTTGGCGGCGATATCCAAATACATGCCGCCATCAGTTACCGCTTTGAATACTATCCAATCCTCGAAGCAGGAAAATCCTTCAATCTTGCCCTCATCGAAAATACGCTGCATCGCCTCGCGCATTTTCTGTGTTCCTGCTATTGGCCCATTGCCTCTTTTGGTGGGCTGATGCTCTGAGCTAAATTTGGCCATTTTCTAACCGTGATTTTGCCGTAACGATACGGATGTTACTTTATAACATTAGTGTTGGGTATAAACCCGTGTTTTTCGGTACTGACGCGATTTTCGACTACGTTTTCGCGCCATTTTGTTCTGTTTTTGATCACAAAGACTCTCTGCTAATCACAACAGGCTTATCTATCGGCGGCCCCATCCATGCACCTATAGCCGTGCAGCTTGTTACCACCTCATCCATTAGCCCAAGCGCTTCTATTGCATCGCTGTGGCTATTTGCAACAATAACTGCATTTAGGCCGAAATCAGATAGATCAAAAACTATGTGATAAATGCTTGTCATCACTTTCCGCCCTTCATTTTTTCCAACGACCGGCCAAATATATAACCGCCCATGACAAATCCGAAAACTTCCCACAAATGCTCTGGGATTGCTTGCAGCCATGCCTTGACGCCAGTTGCAAAAGCGGCGGCGGCCTCTGGGTTGAATATGCTCATCACCCCCATTGGAATGCACCACAGAATTAGGATGTAAACCACATATAAGAACGATGGGCGAGCGCGGCTAGTGTATGGGTCGGCGCTTTGTGCCTCGGCAATTATGGCGCTGAGCTTCGTTTTCACTTCCTCAAGTTGACCTTCGCGCTCTGCCTTCATTAGCTCAAGTTGGGCGGCTGCCTTTTGGGCCGGGTCTGGTATTAGCTTGTCGATTAACTTGGTGCCGATTGATAGCAGGCTTAATGGGTCAAAGCTCATGGCTTCAAAGCTCCAAATACTGTTTGTTGATCATGATACTCGCCGCACTCCAGGCATTCGCAGTAGATACCATCAACCTTTTCAAAATACGTAATTGCAAACTTTGTGCAACCGCATGCGCAGCTATATTCGAACTTAATGCCCTTTGGCTTTTCAGGCCGCTTGAACTCCAGTACTTTGCTCATGTGAAATTCCTATAGGCTTCTGCCATGGCTTCATCGTATGGCTGCCTGCCGTACTTTTTGGCCACCTCTTTATAGCCATTTCCATTATATTTTCGCGCTACCAAATCCCAGTCACGAATCATGAGCGCAACTCGCAACCCGTCATCTGTCTCGATAAATTTAATCAACGCTTTAACCTGGGCCAGCTCACCGGTTTTGAAGTCGTCCCACAT